GATTCGCCTGCCTTCCTCAACACCAAGAGCATCAGGAGCGGCAACAGCAATCGTGTTGAGCATCTTTGGAATTTCAGTCTGGAGGAATAACTTCCTTTCCCCTGGATCTGCAATCATCTTTGCTTGCTCAAGCTGACCACGAAGGCTTGCAAGAACAGACAGATTATCTCTGTATTTTTGACCAAATGTTTCAACAGCAGTCTTGAAGACAGGACGGTCTTCCATCCTTCTTAAGTCTTCGCCAGCATACGGCAGGTTGATCTGCTCCTTGTACATCTCAAGAGCGTGTTTCTGCTCTTCGGGAGGATAGGCTTGTGTGACGTACTGGATGGCTCTGCTCAGCTTGGCAGCCTTGTCCTTCTCGATAACGATACGCTTGTATTCTTCCCTGTCTCCTTCAGTTGTAAGCGAAGCCATTATCTGAGCATGAGTCTTTGGCTTTTCCTGCTCTTGAGCCATCTGCCTGCCTTTTGAGACAGGCTCAGGAGCGGCTTGCGGAGCAGCCTCGGCGGGAGCCTCAATCAGCGTTGGTGTAGGCCCAGACATGTCCCAGCGGCGGCCTGTGGCTTCAGCCTTCGGGGGCGCATATCCCTCTTGCAAATACTCCGGCACTGGCGGGCCTTGTATCTCAGGCTGCTTTGGGCCAAAGCCAGTAGAGGCCTGTTGAAGGTAGTTAACAACAGACGCTGGAACTTGTGTTGTAGGCCCAACAGAAGTCTGTCCACCAGCAAAGTTGGCAGTGCCCATGCCATATGGGCTGTAGGAGCCAGCCGTTGCCTGTTCCCGAGCTGCAGCCATTCTGGCCTCATCTTCAGGCGTGATGTAGAAACTGTCCTTAACAGGCGCAGGAGGTGGCGGAGGTTCAGAGAAGGCTCTAGGTCGAACCCTAGCTGCGTAATCGTAGTAATCTTCAAGTGCTCCCATAAATTACCTTGTAGATCTCTTTAGGCCAAAGTTTGGAAGATGGAGTGATGGCAAGAATTTTGCCTGTTGATCTTCACCTAGTACATTCCAGTAATCCTTTCCAAAAGAACTATCATCAATGTATTTCTGCTGCTGAGGAGAAAGATTTTCGTAATCGTATTTTCTTGTGGAAGATGGAAATAAGCCAGAGGCAAGATTTTCGTTTGATGTAGTTCCGGCTGCAGGAACAGGCTGAGCTGGAGCATTCCAGTTAACGCCTGAAGTGAAGTCCAACATTGGGGCTGGGTTCGCTTTCCTGCTAAACGCAGCAGCTCTTGCTGTAGCTTCTGTTGCTTGTGCAGCTTTAAGCGTAGCGTCAGGGCCAGACAATGCAGTGGCAACCTTCAGCCTCTCTTCATACTGTCTGCCAAGAGCGTGATATTCCTGAATTGGCTGAAGAAATTGTTTTGAAAACTGAGCGCCACCAATTTGACCGTGAAATTTAATAGTCTGATCAAGAGTGCCTAACAGTTGTTTTTTTCTATTTTCATAATCGGGAGAGCCAGGATCAAGACCAAGCATTTTTCCATATTCAGGATCATTGATCATTGATCGCGTAATATCGTTTGAAGTTTTGGCTTGCTTGTATTGGCCGTATGCTTGGCCTACGCTTGAAATTCCTGAAGCAATACCTTTTCCCATTGCTTCATAGCCGCTCTGAAGGGTTCTGCCAATGTTGGCTCCTGCCTCCATAAGCCCAGCTCCCATTTGACCCATGGCTGCTGGAGCAGCGCCTGAATACATTTCGCGAGGTTTCATAGATTGTTCAAAAGTTGATACTCAAGTGAAATTGGAACTGATTTTAGTCCTCCGGTAATTGACTTATGCCAGTCTGAAACAGATTGCCTTACCGCCTTTTTGATTGCAAACATATTCCACTGTTCTCCGGATATGGAGTTTTTGTTAAGCCATTGCATTGCCTCTTCTGGATTTTTAACTCCAAGATTGTTCCACATTATTGCGGATTGAGATTCAATTTCTTTTTCTGATGGGAATACCCCAAGACAAGCAGCCATTTCCGTAAACAGATTCCAATCACAGGCTTCATCCTCATGTGTGGCGTGCTCCCATTTTCTTTTTCCATTAATTAAAACATCATTTTCTATTAATGAAACCATGTATGGATTCATGTAATTGTGCGATATGTCTTTTTTAATTGAAGTTGAGCTTTTAGACAATTCAATCGCGCTTTTAGCATCAATTAATTTTTGATCAACATAATTGCCTTTAATTAAATCATGTATTTGTTTTCCAAAAACATTGTTTATTTTTCCCCAACTTCTATCAGCGTAAAATATGCTTCTGCATTTGCTTACAAAATTACTCGGAAGATCTTTTGAAATTTGTTTATAGGTTGCAATTAAGTTTACAAGCGGGATTGAGCAATGAGTGTACCCATCTTGCTCACAAACATGTGCAAGGGCAACGTCAGCATCATCAATACATACTGCATTTTTGTACCATTCATAAATTTCTCCAATTCCTTCCATTCCATATCTTTCGCACTCAACAGCCCTTAGTGCTCCAAGTGATGCGGCTCCAATTACCCTGCATCCATTGTTAATCGCAAAAAGAATCTCCTTATGCCATGGAGACAGTGTATGAGCAAAGTATCCATCAATAAGAATAAGGGTATCTTTCCCCTCAAGCGCAGCCGTTGCTATGTCGCCCTGTCTGGCTGGCGGCCTGACATCAAGCTCAGACATATCTAGTCCAATTCCACTTGGCCCAATAAAGATTTTCATTTCAACGCCCTTTTTCCAGATTTTGCAAATTTAGTGTAATACCCTTCAAGTGTTGGAACCATTACTTTAACAACACTGCATGGATATGGATGTGAATATTCTTTAATTAAAGGTTCTGGAATTTCAGCCTTATCAAGTATTGATACAACAGTTTTGATGTCTCCAAAAAATGTGTCAGTACTTTTGTCTTCTCTGTAATTACTTGAAACGGTTTTTTTGTTTGCCAATAACCTTACAAGCGTTTCTGAGTTATCTTGCTTTTTAAGCTCTTTAAATGATTTGTCAGAAAAGTCATCTCGGCTTCCAGCTATGTACACAAGCCTTCCTTGAGCAGCTTCACATATTGCCCTGCATTGCGCAACAATTGGATCAAGGTGTGCTGCGTATCCCCTGTACATGCCTACTCCACGCTCGACATCATAAATGTAACAAACAAAAACAGGCACATCTATATCTAAAGTGCAATCAAACAAAACTGGCATTACATCATTTGATCTGAGCAATTCAACCAAATTGCCAAGAGTTTGATCTTGAATGGAGTCTAAATTTACTCGCATTCCAAGCCTTCCCTTAGCTGAGTTGCAAGCAACCTGGTCTCTTTCAATTACTTCGTACAGCCCGCCAATAATTGCTTCTTCAAGTGTGTTTCCACTAGAAAGGCCATTGCTATCAGAAACAAAACATGCGCTGAATATTGGCGTTACAGATTGGTTTGGTCGCATCATTGCAGATGCTTCAGGAACAATTTTTATTTGCTTTGAAAATATCCCAACAGCAGAAGTCCAAGCGCGTTCTATCTTTGGATTGTAAAACGCTCCTTTCAGCAAAGGAAATCTTGACTCAACTTGAGTTAAATTCTCTGCAGCCGCATTGATTGTATCAAATTTAGCAGACTCTCCAACGTGACGCTCAAAGCCTTCCATCATGGCTGAGCAAATTGCTGCTTCTGAGGTTGCGCCTTTTCCTGAATCTACGGACAGCACAAATGCGTCTGGACGCACGCACTGCGCCACCGGAATCCCTATTCTGTCCAGCCCAGTTATTTCTCCTACCCTGGTTATTCCAGCCTGACTCCACCAGGGGCGCATCCGCCTTATTGTATCTATAGGAGCACAAGCCCTTTGCGCTCCATCAAGTTTTATTTTTGAAATTTCCATTTTAGCTCAATTCCAAGAAGCGTAAATCTTCCAAGGAATTTGGCAACAGAGGAATTTTCAATAATAGCAGCAAGCTGCCTTCCATTTCGGCAATACCAAGAAATAAACGAGTCAGAACCAGTTCTAAACATGGTGTTTCTAAATTGCTTCCAGCGGTTTGTTTTAATTCCAAAACAAGTTCTTGCAACCCAACATGCAGCAACAGCAGCGGCACTAACTGCGGCTCCCCCAACTTGACCAATCATGCCCATTTGACCAGCAGACTTAGCAGCATTGGCTTGAGCATTAGCGCCAGCAAGTCCCATCCTCGCGTTATAAGCTCCGTAGATGCTGCTCATGCCAGTCTGGCTTTCAGGGTTAAATAACGCTGGGCCAGCAGCGCCTTGGCTTGAAAGAGCGTTGCCAACAGCTTGACCTCCGAATGCACCGGCGTACATGGGTTGCTGGTAAAACGAAGCCAGTGCAGGTTGAGATTGCTGATTTAAGTAAGACCCAATTCCGCTAGCCTGAGCAATCGCCTGCTGCTTCCTTCCTTGTGTGTACTGATAACGATTCAGCACACTTGCAAGGTCAGCTTGACCTCCAAGAGAAGTGCCGCGCTGAGCAAATGGTTGCATCGACTGCTGGTTGATCGCACGTTGTTCTTCAGGAGAAAGCTGGAAACCAGCCTGCATTTGTTTGCCAAGATCCTTCTCGGCGTAGTTCTGCAATGCTTGATTGATGCCAGCAGTGCCTTGAGCCTGCTGGAAGGCTTGAATGTAGCTAGGAGCACGCTCTTGCAAGCCTTGTAGCTGATACTTTTGAAGATCAGTCGTGTAGGCATTTTCAAGCTGCGAGTACTGAGGCTGCAACTTTTGATACAGATCCATCTGCGCCTGCGCATTTGTGGCCTGAATCTTATTTTGAAGCTCGGCATACTGCGGTTGATACTTTGCCTCTTGAGCAAAAAGCTGTGGAGCAAGCTCAATCTGAGCCTGATAAATGCTCCTCATCGACTCGTTGTACTGAGGTGCGGCTGGTGCCTGTATTGTTGTGCTTCCTTTGCCCATAAGAAAATAGTCGTTTAAGTTTTTTGTGAGTCAACTCAACTGGAGCATCATTTCTCCAAGTCCAAAGTTCAATAACTGGTTCCGGTTGCTCTCTAAGGAAATCACCAAGGACTTCTGCGTGAGCTTGGATGTTGTCTGCCCACACAAGGTGCGTAGTCCAGATACCATTTGGTTCATTCCATTCCCAGCTAAAGTCCTTCTTGCCTGGGTGAGCAGTAGCAACACCACGGATCTTGCCATCTTGCTCACTCCAGTAAAGGCCGCCATGAAGTGCATAAAAGCCAATGTATTCAGCACAGTTAAACCGAGTCCCATCTCCGATCTCCATGTCGGGATGTGATTTTGACTTTTCGTACACTGAATCAATGATGCGCTCATATGTATCAAGGTTTAATGTTTTCACTTAAAACACAACAACACCAGATCTGTATCCGCAATCTTGAGATCCTGCAGCATATGTAACTGTACTAAAAATAAATGAATTTGTAAAATCAGGATCAGAACTGGTTGGATCTTTTCTTGTAATTTGTTGATTTGATGTTGTTGCGTAATCAATTAAAGCGACTGGAGCAATTAAGGATATTGCAACTGCTGCAGATAAATCATTACTTGCCGCAGTTAAAGATGAAGGAGACACAACTGGACACATATTATCAAGAAGATATGATGTTGAAAGGTTTACAATGTATCTTCCTGAGTCTGCCGGAGCGGCTGCTTTTGCCGCATAAATTATATTTGTGATTCCACTACTGGAATGTAGTTTACATTTGTAAACAGTAAATGTTCCATTGCTGGCGTTTATAACTGCAGTTACTTGCGGTGTGCAATAAACTGTATTTCCACTAACTGCTGTTACAACATAAATTATAGGAATCCCAGGAACAGCTCCTCCTGTTGTTCTAACGCAAACGGCTGAAAGCTTGTGACCCTCTGCAAATCCATGAAGCGCATCATTAAATGTAAACGTAATTGCCGTTGTTGATGTTGTTGCGTATGTTCCAGAGTTTGGAGATGAGCCAGAAGATGGGCTTACAATGCTTACATCTGCGTACAAACCGCTAAATACGGCTTTTGCAGAATATCCATTTGTAGTGCCTGCATCGACGTAGCTTTTAGTTGCTACTTCTAAAGCGCTTTCTGGATTTTTAGAAACAGTAACTGTTCCAGATGATAAACTTATTCCAGATGCTCCTATGGTGACCGTATTTGCAAAGGTTGTTGTTGCAGCTACAGTCTGCGCCACCGCTGTCGACTTATTAAGAAAGTTCCCTCCAACGTAACCAAATGAAGTAGCCTGAAGATCTGATGATTGCAGCGAATCTTTAAGAATAAGCTGCCCTGTCATTTGCGTGCTGCCATCAAGCTTTAAATAGTTATCGCCAAGAATGGATTGCTTTATTTGAGAAACGGTGGCCTGCTTTAAAACATTATTTTGCTGAATAAGCAAAGAGTCAGCTTCATTTACGGAGGCAGCAGCAGTCTGCGCACTGATCGCGCCAACAAGAAGCACTGCATTATCAACATGATCGTTCAGATTGGTAAATGTTACCGGATCCAAATCTTTGTAAGTAGTGCCTTTGCTTATCTGTTGTTCTGGCATAAATTATTCCTCTGAAACCATGTTTCTGTTAGCAACAATCGCATAGGTTGTCGCTGATTTCAATGCTGGTCTTCCGGATTTGAATTGTATCTCCATGTCCATGCATGCTCCGCGAAGCGCAATCCTAGGCCGTAGCGTGGAGTCTGTGGTGGCAGACCCATTGAATGCGTACTTCATTACGGTTTCCTGAAAGTCCGGATCATGCGTTCTTGCCACGATCCAAACAACATCACCTGGAGAGTTGTTAAATTGATATTCACCACGGCTAAATCTTTTTCCGTTAGTATTATCAAATGTGTATTGCCTTGATCTTATTCTGGCATCAATTGTAAATAAAACTGGATTTCCTGCAACCAACTTATTTGGCAAATAAAATGTTAATGTAGGTTGACCAGCATCGGTATTAAATTGATCTCCGTGATTTGAAATTGTTTCGTTGGGATATTCTTCAGTTAAGAAAATGCCACCAAACTTTGTTGGCCCCCAAAAATTCGTAAGCATGAATTGCCTGCGCTGATTCCCATACTGGCACACGGCATATCCGTCTATGTACAAAGACCCAGAAGATGTCACAGGATACGTGTCAACAGACTCCCAGTTCTGGTTCAGTGTGTTGTAAACAAGCACTGCATTTGGGCGCGTTTCTGTTCCGGTTGGAAGAGCAATAAAGAATCTATTGTCGTAGTAACTGGCAACTGATTTGGACGCCGCAGCGAAATTGACAGTATCGAAAAAGTTATCAATTGGCTCACTTAATGGCACAGTGTTACCCAGAAGCTTCAGGTCAAGCTGAGGTGTCAGCACATGCACGCCTTTGCCAGAAAGAAAGAACACAAACTGACCAGCGGCAATGATGCTCCTGCGCGACAAGCAACCCACTTGTGTTGTTACGATCGTAACGCTGCTATTAGCCCCAGGAGAGGTATCTCCACCGCTTCCGTAGGCAGTTGTCTCAACGTAAGCAATCCAGATAGATCGCTTCATGAACACAAGGAACTGATTATCAATCCAAGGCAGCACGCCCACAATCGCGTCATTGCCACCTTGGTTGATCTTAAAGTTATTTATCTGAAAATCAAATAGCTGACTAAAAATATCACTTACAACAATTCGATCATCTGACACTTTGCAAACTAATCTGTTTTGAAAATAGAAACCAAAATCAGCAGGAGGGACAGAGCCACTTGCAAGTGTCTCCTGCGCGTTGTCGATAATTGACTTTTGCGGAGCTACTGAAATTGAAGATGAGCCATCCCAAATTAATGGAGGCTTAACCTTAACAACACATCCATAAACATGCGTTGATTGATTTCTTGCAACTGTTGCTGTAAATGAAAATGTAATTGATGTGGAAGATACAGATTTTACAATATAACTTCCATTTATTTCAGGATGATTTGAATCTACGTTGAAAATTGTAATTTCATCATTAATTGAATAAGTTGGATGATTTCCATTTCCAACATATGAATTTATCCATGTGCCAACAATATCAATTGTTTGGTTGACGTTTACTGAAGGATAAACCAAATCAAGCGCAGCCAACGCCTGAGTTATTCCTGTGCCATATCTTTTCTCAGTCTCTTGCCCGCGAAAGATGTACAGCTTGTCCAGCGCTTGAACAAGATCTACAGCTCCATTCTCAGCAATTGTTCTTCCGGCTGGAAAGGAAATCTTTGAGCCTACTGCTTTTGTTTCTGTGTTGTAGAGCTGAATTCCATCTGTGTAGACAAGTACAATATTATCTTTCCCAAGAGCATCTGTGAATGTTCCAGAACCAACCATGAACTGCGAGTTCATGCTGTTGTCTGTAAGTCTTTTGCATCCCTTTCTAGGCTGCGCAGTACCACGCTGAAGCCTTACATTGTGCGCCTCTTGGGCAAAGCCAGGCTGCAAATTGCTGGGATCGAGCCGAGAGTTCAGCCCGATAAAATTTGCGTCTGTTTCCTGTAAGACTTGTTGTGGCATATTACTTTTTAGAGATCTGCCTCACAAAGACTGTGCTCTGTGGCTGCATGGGAGCAGACTTGCTGTCGCCGCCGTCATCACAGTTGTTGACAATCATGCGATCAATCTGTTTAAGAGCATTTTGAAGCGTGTCACGCAGATCGAGCAGAGATTGCGTTTCCATCTGCTCATCTTCCTCCTGCATGTCATCCTCTTCTCCATAGCCACATTCAGAGCAGCAACCATTGGATCCCATCTCCATGCCGCAATCTGGGCAGTAGTTTTGCTTCTGCCTCAACATTGAACCAAGTGCGTTAAGTAAGCTCATGCAATAAATTTCTCCAAATCGTTTGTTCTGTTTAGCCAGCCATCTTCAAATTCCTTAAAGTCTGGATCTTTTGCCACAAGCATCTTGTAAAACTCGCGCTTTTTCTTGATGACATGCATTGCTACAACATCAGGGCTATCAAGTTTGCAGGCGTGCATTACAGCCGCATGCGTGTTCGGCCCCCATACTCCGTCATCTTGTGCACCACAGACGCGCTGCAAGAGCTTTACAGCCCGCCCTGCGCCAGTGTTCACGCAGTTATCGAAGTGAACAGCACTGAGCGGCCAAGGCAGCTTGTCGCAGTGGTGCCTTTCCCAGTATTCCTTGCGATAGATTTCAGTGGCCTGTTCTTGTGTCAGATTCTCGATGTCTACGTTGGGATGGCTTTTCTTGTCAATGCCCCACTTTGTCAGGCCGCCTGGATCTTTAGCCACATTCTCGCTGCGAACAAAGTTCAAGTCACCGTAGTGGCCTTTTTTGAACTCGCATTCATGCTCAAAAACAAACTTCAGCGCCTTTTCAAAGTCACTCATTTTGGCTCCTTTCGCTTGGCTATGATCTCTTGAATTGTCTGCACGATCTTGACAATAGTGTACACAAGCGATGCGATCATGACTAGAATCTTGATGACCTCAGAAAACTCCGAGATGCTGACGACAAAAGCCGCCAGATTTACAAAGTTTACCCTGAGCATCTCTTCTATGTTGCGATCAAGCATGAGCCAGGAATGTAAGAGTTGATGCCGGTTTTGGGAGTTTTCCGTTTTCATCGTAAATCCCAGAGTGCGGATTGATCTTATCTGGAGGTAGGCCGTTTCCGTCTTGTCCCGCTGGAGGCAAGACTCGCTTTACATGCTCCAGTACAACCAGCCCCGCAGGAGGCGTTGACCCGAGATACTTCTCTTGAAGCTTTGGAATGTTTGGAACTGGTAAGACGGTCATAATAACAAGAAAAAAGGTAATTTGCTGCAAATCCGTAATTTAGAACAATTTCTGTCCAACTTGGAGTTGATAGCGTAATCAGATTTAATACTGCTCCGCAAATTACCAGTGATGATACAAATTTGCGAATATAAAACAACTCAGGATGTGAGTGTATCTTGTGTTCAGGATTACCAAACACACGAATAGCCATATCCGCTACAGCAATTACAACAATTAAATTAGCGGCTGCGTTTGCTGTGGTGAGTAGATTCATCTGAAAATATTTTGGACGTTATCAGCTCAATACTTCTGAGTCCTGTGAATCCAAGCAGGAACGCTATTGCGTGTGAATACGTAGAATCATGTCCCAATTTTGTGACTTCCAATATTAACGGAGTCAAATAATTAGCACTTGCTGCTCCTCCAATTGTCGCAAAAAATGTCCGGCCTGCGTGAAACGAAGCTGTGCGGCTCATGCACATCAGGCTTCCAAAGAGGCCAGCAAGCATGAATGGAAGATTAAGACCTTCATCTTGTAGACTCATTTCTTTTGATCTGGTTGAACGTGACTAGCTCCGTAGTAAAACGCCACAATACTGCCCCAGGCTGTTGTTAGCGCTCCAAGAAGCAGTGTCATTGCTGAGTTGTCCCACAGCTTTAGGTCGCCCGTCATAAGGCCAAGCAGGATACCAAAATAGCCAATCGTAACAACGCACGCTAGCGCAGCAGGAACCCAGCTTCCTGTCTGAGATTGCATTGTCCTGGCACTCTCACGATCTGCCTGAGCGATCCTTTCAGCGTCAATTCCAAGCTCGGCCATGCGAGTCTTTAGCTCGATGTCAGCAGCTTGAAGAGCAGCCATTTGATC